GAATATAAAATAAGCGACATCAATATGAATAAACGAACCTGAGTCTGTGTACCTACCCCGCCTCAAGTCGGGGGTAATAGTAGCTATTACATCATCCAACTCATACACCTCATCTATATCATCACAGTCTAAATCTAGTGCAAGCCCGAACATGTGTGCCGACATTACTCTCCCACCCACCATGGCGTTGTGCATCGGGCATCTATACCCAGAAGTTATGCGTATCGGCTTACCCCACGCTTCCCGTATCCATTTAAAGGAATCAAAAAGCATCCGATACGGGAGAATAATGTCATCGGGGTCAAAATCTGGCGGGTAGGCAGAGCAACATACGCACCGATACTCCTGCTCCGTGATGTAATCGGCTATGTATTTCATTATGCCGCTACATTTGCCATTGCCTTCCAGGTTCCAGGAGCACCTGCTGTAGTACATACCCATCCTGGTGCCCCGCCCGCTGCTGTCACCGTACTAAAAACAATGTCTCCTTTTTTCCATGTTCCAGTTCCAGGGGCAGCACCTCCGTATGTTATAGTATTCTGAGAGCCAACAACACCTAAGTCAACCGACCCAAACGAGGCTGGATTAATGTGACCCCTATACCCAAAACCATAACATACATCTGCAATATATAGCTCCGCATCTGCATCAGAGCTATAAAAACGAAAGCCAATATGGGCTGTGGCATGAGCATTTTGATGTACGTGGGACATGCTAAAAAGCTGCCAACCAGTATCGAGCGTTGCGGTTGATCTGACCGTTGGATAAGTCGTTTTTTCTGTTATTCCAGTATTTCCAATATATGCTGATATTCGAGCATCGTTAACTATTTTAACAAGGGCGGATATTGTCATAACTTGTCCCACCCATTCAGTGGGAACAACTATAGTTTGATAAAAGCGTGTACTGGGTGTATCGCTCCATTTAAAGTGTCCCATGTTTCCAGGGCTAACATCACTAGTAACGTATTCATTCGTGGTATCGGGGACATCACTCCATGTCCATTGATAATCTTTGGCTAAAAACGAGCCATTCTGTAAAAGATTATGACCCCCACTTATTGGACTATATCTAAATGGCTTGTTTCCAGTTGGAACATCATCATCCCAACATTGCCATAGCGTTTCCTTATTAATAGTTGCGTTTAGTACGTGTCGAAAAGAGGAAACACCACGCATTGTTTCCAGGGTATCAATAATCACCATGGATGTACTGTCTATTTCAAAGCAGTCATACCAAGCCGTGTCTAAGGCACGAGTATTTAAAGTATCTATAGATAAATTCATTACGTTTGTTAATTTAACTTTTTCATCGGTAGTGCTTGGGCGAAAATATCCATCTATCCTCATGTGTGCAATGTTCTTTAATTCCAAACAATACCCATTGCTGGTAGTCATTTCAGTCCAGAAATCTGTTAACGTAATATTATCTGCATCCTCAATCTCGATGTAACTTTTAGTTGCACTTCCAGTCCCCTCTAATAAAATATGGCTCAATTCAATATCTTTTGAATTGCCTCCACCGTGACTACAGATATAAATATATGAATCACCCGTTGCGCCCCCCGTTCCTGATTCCCTATCAATTCCATGGATACGACAATTATTACCACAGAAATTCAATATTTGTTCCGTCGGTCCATAATCATAAATATTGTGTATCAAATCATGCTGACAATAATAGTCGAGTATCAAACCATAGGGGCAATCAAAATAGAGGTCAGTATATCTATTATTAATTGACCTAATGCTATTGGCAGAATCTATTCTGAAAGCAGCTATGCCAGTTCCCGAATCTGCTTGAAATTCTAATTCATGTAACCAGATTCCAGTAAGCCTAGTATTGGCAATGGAAACCCCCTTGAACAATGTATCTCCCACAAAGGTGCCGTGTGCTTTAATTGTAGATACCATTCCGTCGCCAACATATTGAATGCCAGAATATATTAAAACTGGCTCACTAATCACATAAACACCTTCGGGAAAATAAATCACTCGTCCTTCGGTTATATTTGAGTGAATCTGCCCAACAGTACCTTTAACAGAATCAATGGCAGCCTGTATTGCTACTGTATCATCTGTCTCGCCATCGCCTTTAGCCCCATACTCTCTAACGTCTACCCATGGAACATTACTTAACTGTAGAATATCGAAATCTTGTATTCTGTCGGTTGCTTCTTCTTGTACTGAATCCCGCAATCGTTTAGCAAAATCATCAGCAGACTCAGACTGTTGTTTAGTGGGATATTCCCTGGCTCGTTTAAGGCTCATTGAAAATAACCCCCACCGAGCGTGTAGTCCACTTCTAAGCCAGTCCACTGAAACTCGTTATCATCAGAGTCGTGTTCTACCCTAAACTTGAAACTGTTTCCCGATATTATGATATAGAAGTCTTTATTCTTATTAGTGTCATCACCTACCCCGCCAACATTTTCCGTGACGGTTGACCACGTAGCCCCACCATCAGGTTTAACGCTTATAGTAACAGCGGCGGGAGCTTCAGATATGTCCACGTATAATAATCTAATCTTATAAATGGTCTTAAACTTATCGAGGGCTTCTATGCTCTCCTCCGCAAAGTCTGTTTCCTTACTCTCCCACCGTGCAGGGATAGAAGTGCCATCATCAGACTTGTAGGTACTCTCTTCTCCGTATACCTTCCCCTCATAGGAGCCGAAATAATATCTAAATGTAGGATCAGCACTTACCGACATGGCACTACCTGCGCTGTCGGTTAATGTAATTGTATCGGTGAAGGTGTCACTAAATGCACCGACACCGCTTGCGGAATCTGATAGCGTTATCGTGTCTGTCGTAGTGCCAGTATCGTGATAGGCTATATCAAGACTGATGTCATCCCACCACCCTACAAGCCACCCCGTAACATCCGCACGGTAAATAAAAGCAGATAAGTGCACATACCACGTCCCATTACCATAGGTCGTTAATATAGTCTTAACATCCTTATTACTCATAAAATTTACGGATGTCAGGGTGCCAAAGTCATAAGTCTTGGTTTTTATATTATGAAAATTACCATCTGGGTCTCTGAGCTTAACCGCAAACTGGATAGTACAATCATCTGCTGTCCCGCAGTTGTCGTTATATTGACACCAAGCATCCATGGTAGCTGTGTCAATGTCGGCTGCTGCGGTGAGAGTAAACGGCTGTTTCATGCTGTACCGCATGGTCGTAAACTTAGTGCCTGTCGTATGCCCACACTTTGCAGCACCACCATCATGTGATGCGCCAGTAGCGTCATAGTAGAACATATATCGGCTACTACCGCCGTACTTAGTCCAGTAGTCGCTGTCTATTGAACCAGTGAATTTACGATTACCGAGTACTTCCGCCATTACAACTGACCCTTCCCCCCACATGACATGGCATCGTTATAGTCGAAGTAGTACCACTCATCTAGCTTATAGTTCCATACGAAGCAAAGCCTGTTACTATCCTTATCCGTAACAAACCAACGCACTTCGTTTTGTAAGGTGTTGTTGTATCCGTATGCCCTCTCAAGATCGGTGGATGTAGCTACCGAGAATAGCTTATCCCTTATTTTCTCACCCACTGGATAGGGTGATTCCCCGTCTATAATATATACATCGTCATGCCCGAAAAATGCGTTAGTACCTCGCACATCGACTATACTGTAGGGTGCTATACATCCTACCCCACGCTTAACCCTGCCAAACGAAATCGGTGCGGTAGATATACCCGTTCTCTGTCCGAATATCATACTGTCTCTCTGATAAACTACCAAACTACCCCCCACTTTTCCGAGCCCTGTTATGTAATCATCAGATTGTAAGAACGTGGTGCTACCTGCCGTGGTGTCTGTCCAGTCGCTAGGATCGCCTTCCTTCGACCACGCAAGTTTATTCGCCGCACGGGTAGAGCCGTAGTCGGCCATTATTAAACGGTTTGCATACTCGGTAATATACCGTGCTTTAATAGCAGTGGTAGTATTCAGGTTGGTAGCCATTCCTGAGCCAGTGTATACTTGCACGTAATCGCCGCCATTGGCGAAATACACATAGTCATTTACTACTGCCCATGACCATCTCTCTCCGTCGGGTACGGCATACTGTTTACGAATAGTGTAGTTGCCGCTTCCCGTGGCACCCGTGTAGGCATCGAGCAGTACTATACTGTCATCATCTGTTATGGTTTCTATTTTTGCCCAGTTCGTATCGGGTTCGGATGTAGAACTCCAGTCATCGTCCATAATGAAATAGTCGCCCACTTCTGGTGCGGTAGGGTCATCTACATCTACCCAGTCTGGTGTGCCAGCCCCCTCTACGGCATCAACGGTTATGCTGGCAACTGTTCCTGTGGTATATTCCAGTGTTATGTAACTCCACGTACCGGCACTCTCTCGCTTCATGGCATCCAGCGGGGTAAGATATAGTGTGTGTATATTGCCGTCGCTTTTCTTATAATAGATGATAGACTGTACATCTATACCCTCGCCCAAGTCCCTGTCCTCACCATAGCCGTACCGTTTCAAGACACTCTTTTGGCTTATCTTAAAGTTTTGGGCAGGCCAGTCTGCGTGTCCTAAGTCTTGATGCAGGGATGGTGCAGACATATCGAGTCCATGGCTCGAAGGTCGTATTAGATATTTTCGCATTAAGCTACTGTGATTAGATGTGTCCAAGTCCAGGTATCTGTATCTGCCAGCGTCACGGTAGCGTCTAAGACCTTGCGTGCAAGCATGTCGCCAGCAGACGAGTCGTTAAACACGCCAGCTTCTTTTATGGTGATTGCACCCGTGGCCGTCCATTGTTTCACTAGAGACAGGGTATCGTTTGTTGCTGTAGTCGTGGTTCTCGATACTGTGGCTGCTGCCCTAGCACTACCGTTAGTGGTATTCTCGGTTACCAATGCCGTCTGCGTAGCTACGAAGGCAGTAGAACCAGAGCCATTTGCTAAATATGTAAAGGCTGTTGGTGAACCAGTATTCCCAATCAATCCACAAACTTCCGCTAGTCCGGCATTTGTAATTCCCATTAAGATTTCTCCTCATGTATCAGTTTTCCCCTGAGTGCGTTCTCACACTCTGGGAACTCTGTTCTAAAAAATTGTAACGTCTTATGTGCTACCGTCCGGTCATGCTCATTAAGAGACCCAAAAAAAGCTATCAGCTTTTCGTTACGGTAGTGGCAAAAAACGTCTTTTATTGGCATTTTAATATCCAAAATTATGGTATGGTCCAAGCTGCCTGTGTTGCTGCCTGTCGTATGATTCTTGGTCGTATATTCCTACTATCCCCCGAATCATGTCTATAAATTCTTCTTTCTCTTTCTTTGCTTCGTCATACTGTTGCAGCTTTCTTAACGCTAACGACTTGGCTAGCCTTAAAATAGGCTCGTCCCACTCAACACCGATAACAGTGGTGTCATCGTCATCGACCAGTTTAGCTGGTCGTTTCCTATAATATGTATAGATTGTATATTCGTCATCGGGGGTAGGATAGAGGTATATATTATCCCCGTTCCTTACCCATTGCGTAGGCTTACCCTCGGCACTGGTATCTGCCCTACCAGAGTAGGTTATATATGTGGCAAAAGGTATCCCGATTAGCTTAACATCGTTAGTCGAGTCCCATACGTGGCGTATTATCAAGGCATCAGATGGACAGTCGATGGTTGCAGAGCCATCAACGGTAACGTCGGTCTCTATATCTTCAAGCTCTGGGAAGGTAAAACTCCTGCGTATGCCCCACATCTTATTCTGCGTGGCGAGCGTTATGTAGGCAGAGTTAATCCACCTGCCGTAAAAGTTTATCCCGCCAAGACTTGCAAGTGCAGTATTCTCACCCATCTCCACCTGAAGCTCATCTTTAAACTCCGAAAATTGCTGGACGCCCATTTTCTACTCCTTAGAAATTCGACATAAAATTTCGTGCTCACGAATTATCCGATGGTATTTACTTTCGCTGTAGCACTCGGGTAGCTGTAGGTGTGTACCTGTGTAATAAGAAATAATAATCCTATCCCCCACCTCTACCTCGTTAACCTCATCACCCTTCTTAACAACTGTGCCTACCTCCGAAATTTGCTGTGCATCCTGCGGTGTAAGGATAATAGAACTCTTTTGTTCCCTCTCATCCATGAATACATAAATGGTATCGCCCAGAGGCTCGATAAACGAGAGTGGCTTTCTTTCATTAGACATTAATCAACCCCTAAAAAATTAGATTACCATTCACTCCCACGGTCTTCTTCATTTATTGTGAATGGAATTTCGTCTATTAGCTTATGCCCCCACTTTTGTTGAAAGTGTGTGGAACAATATCTCCGACCTCGGAACACAACTGTGTCACTATCCGGATATAACCTGCCATACTTGTTTACCTGCGGCGTGCCGTTAACTGTCATCATATCTGCACCGCCAGTAGAGCCAGTAATGGTTT